TTATATTATGGCACATCAAGTAGAAACAATGGCGTATGCAGGTGAAGTACCGTGGCACGGCCTAGGTGTAGAAGTCAGCAACGATCTTACACCGAACCAAATGATGAAGAAAGCTGGTCTTGACTGGACGGTCGATCAGATTGATTCATACGCAACTCTACCAAACGGTAAGAAAGTTGCTACAGGCATGAAAGCCTTAGTGAGAAGTTCAGACGATAAAGTCTTGACTAACATCGGTCAGATCTGGAATCCAGTTCAGAACGAACAAGCTTTTGAATTCTTTTCAGAGTATGTTCTTGCTGGTGATATGGAAATGCATACAGCAGGTTCACTTAAAGGTGGACAGATGGTATGGGCTTTGGCTAAAGTCAAAGAGTCATTTGATCTCTTCGGTGGTGATAAAGTTGAGTCTTACTTGCTTTTCTCAAACCCTCACTTATATGGTAAGTCTATTGATATTAGATTTACACCAATCAGAGTTGTATGTAACAATACACTTTCCCTTTCACTCGAGGCACAGGCTCAAAGGTCTGTAAAAGTTGGCCATAGAGTTGAATTCAATGCAAACGAAGTTAAGAAAGCTCTCGGCATTGCTTCTGATAAGTTGAAGACTTATAAAGAAATGGCTGAGTTTCTCGGTTCCAAGAGATACAACATCGATTCTCTTGTCGAGTTCTACAATACAGTTTATCCAAGAACTGCGGATAAGAGAGTTCAAAATAAATCTCTTTCCATGGAGACTCTTTCCAAGAACGCCATTGCATGTTACGATGCATTGGAACAACAACCTGGCGCAAAGTATGCAGAAGGTTCTTGGTGGCAGGCTTTCAACTCAGTGACTTATGTTACTGATCACCTACAAGGTAGAAACTCTGATAACAGACTCTACTCTTCATGGTTTGGTGGAAACCAAATCAAAAAAAGAAATGCTCTTAACACAGCATTAAAGTTTGCAGAGGTTGCATAATGACCGATGGTCCTTTGCAACGAGCATTTGATCTCCTAGACAGTGAAGGTGTACTGTCTAGGGAACTCACAACGTTTAAAATTCGTAATGGTCAACTAGTAAAAGAAGTCATAACACGAACTTACTATAATAATGACTATATTGATAAAACAGCAATAACCCCAATGTGTAAAGTAGAAGGAGAATTATAATGGGTATCGTAGCATTAGTTCTTGGAATGTTCAGTATGGACACACAAGAGTTTAGAGAAACATCCAACGCTCAAATGAAAGACGGATATAAATGGGAGTACGTTGGTAAGACAAAACCATCAGGCGTTCCTGCAATTACCATGAAAGCAAATGGTGAAGAGTATATTTTATGGAAGTTAAAGAAATGAGTGAAAGAACTAAAAGCTTTGTAATGTATGGAATGGCTGCGTTTGCGTTCTTCCTAGCATTAATGCATCTCGTTAAAGAAGCTCGAGCAGATCAGCCTTATCAAGTTAATGTCCAAGATTATACTAAAACTGTAATTAAAAGAACACCACAAGTTGTCGAAGTTTGTTCTGAAAGAAAAGTATCAGGAGACAAAACTGGTGATGCTGTTATGGGTGCTATCATTGGTGGCATTATTGGTAACAACATAACCAAAGATTTACCTGACGGTGGTACTGCAGGTGCAATCATCGGTGGATTACTTGGTCATCAAAACAGTACTGCGAATGATGGTACTAAACTTGTTTGTAATAAGACGACAAGATATAAAGAGTCAATGGAAACTATCTATTCTCATTCAATTATAACTTTTAATTATCATGGAAAAAATTATACAGTGAGGTTTCAAAAGTGAAAAAACATAAACCAGAAATGATTGCCGCATGGGCTAAAGAAAACGGTATACGAGGATACGAAAACTACGATCCTCAATATCGAAATGATAGAAGAAATAATTCTTCTCAAAAGAAAAGGTTTAACAAAAGTGTAACATTCAAACGGCGTGGTCGTTAATACATATTAGTATGAACGAATTAATTAAAAAGGTATGTAAGATGGATTTAGGCAACCCCATAATGACGGCTCTAGTTGGACTTGTAGTTTTTTATATAGGTCTTAAAATGTTTTCAGGTGGAATGAAATCCATGGGAAACTTAGAACACTTAAACTTCTTTTTAGGTAATCCGATTTATATGTTTGTAGGTGGAATTGTTATGACACTGTTATGGCAATCATCATCGTTATCAACTACGGCGATCATAGCTTTAGTTGCCAGTGGAGCTCTTCCGCTGCCTGCCGCAATTGCTGCAGTTCTCGGAGCGAACATTGGAACCACCGGCACCATTTGGTTAGCCGGTTTTTTTGTATCTGATGGCATGCCAAAAGGTGATACATTACGAATAGCTATAGCTCATAGTGGTGCAAATCTCTTTATGGCAGTAATGCTTCTACCTTGGGTACATCACATCTCAAGATTCTTAACTAAATTTTAAATTCAGCTTAACTTAATAATGCGTCCGTAAGGGCGCTTTTTTAAGCTCCGAACTATTATAAATAGATGTATGTTAAAGTTCAAATCATACATGAGATACTTGGAGGAGCGCATGATACTCGAATTTTCGAAGATGCCGCCAGGTGAATGGGAAAAAATAAATTCTCAGACTAAAGAAACACGTATAGCTATATTAAGAAAGATCGTTAAAGCTGGTGAAGCTGTTCCTTCTATTGCAGGCAAAGAAATAATAATAAAGAATACACCAGCAAATATAGATGCAATTGATCGTTTAGAAAAAGAAAAGAAAACACAAGAGTTTGAAACAAATACTGGCACAATTAAATCAAATGAAATCGGTAAATCAAATGTTTTTGGTGGTGCTACCGGAGGTTCAGGCGGAGGTACACAACAAACTGCACATGCAGAAATAACACAATGTGTTTATTGCGAATTTATGGTTAATAATCCTAGAGCTACATTTGAATCTATACAACCTTCAGATTTAGAAAAAGCGTATAACGCAACATTTGTAAAAGGAGCAACCTTTCAACAAGTCATGGATTTAGATCCATCGTGGCATTGGTCGGGTTATTGGACAGCACAAGAATTACTAAAGAAAAATTTAATTAATAAAAATATGTCATTCCACCGTGATGATAAAGTTATGAATGACATTTATAAAGCTAAAGATGTTGCACTTAAGAATTCACAAATGAGTAAACTTAGTAATGATAAGTGGAACCCAGGAGATATATGGGCAACCACGGATAAGTCAATAGCTAATAAACTACCTAAAGGTTCTATTCAAGAACTCAATCAAGCACTCGTTAAATTATTTGAATCAAGAAAATTAGTAGGTATATCATTAAAGAAAGTTCAAACTAAAAAAGGCATAAAGGTTTCTATAGAAAACAAAGATGAAAGTCTTGATGTTCATAAGTTTAAAGGTGGACGATTGATGGCAACCTTTGCTAGAAAAGGTTCTGAATTCTGGCGAGGTAAAGCAGCTAATATCGAGTTTGATGGCGGTAAAGCCGCAATCCGTAATAAATCACAGTTTGCCGCTTTAACATTTGAATTAGAATTAAAAACCGCAAGAGGCGGTGGTGGTGGATATACACAGATAACTGATTCAATTAAAAGAAGAATTGGTAAAACACTTCCTTCAAACGCTGAGCTTAAAAAGATGGCAATGGAATTAAATAAACTCGGTGAAAAATCCCGTAATGCTCTACCAATATACAACATGGTTAAGAAAATACATCCAACAGTTACTAAAGAAGAATTCATGAAAGGCTTAACAGAAAAGCTTGCAAATGAAGTTCATAGTAAAATTGCTTCAATACATGTGTTGTTTCATTTAGTTGATAATATGAGAAACGGTAAAGCGGATTTAGTTGTAACAGACATGGTGAATTATGCTGGTTCTAAACTTGACATATCATCAATATATGCAAAGGTATATGAATAATGTTTAATTTTAAAGAATTTATAACTGAACAAAAGAATACTCATATGACTCACATTGAGGATAAAGTTCTTTATGGTGGAGTCGATGGTACAAGACAAGCAATACTCGCTTTACGTTCATTAAGAGATATGGTAGCAGGAGTTAAGGATGGAAATGTCAGTGTCAAATGGGATGGAGCTCCAGCTGTTTTTTGCGGTAACGATCCTCGTGATGGTAAATTTTTTGTTGCTAAAAAAGGAATATTCAACGCCACTCCAAAAGTATACAAGACTGATGCTGACGTTGATGCTGATACTAGCGGCGATCTTAGTACAAAATTAAAAGCTGCATTAAAGTATTTACCAGAGCTTGGCATCAAAGGAGTTGTACAAGGTGACTTTTTATTTGATTCAAGCGATGTTAAAACAAAAAAAATTAAAGGTAAACCTTACGTAACATTTCACCCTAACACAATTGTGTATGCAATACCTGCAGGAACTGAAGCTGCAAAGAAAGTAAGAGCTGCAAAGATTGGTATAGTTTGGCATACTACATATACAGGAAATTCATTTGAAACTATGAAAGCATCATACGGCGTGAATACAAGTAAGTTTCGTGATACTAAAAATGTTTGGTCACAAGATGCAATGTTAAGAGATATGACACAATTTACTATGACTAAAAAAGATACGGAGGAAGTGAATGCACATCTTAGTAATGCTGGCAGGATATTTAATAAAATTTCTGGTTCTACCTTACGTACTATCGAAGCTAATCAAGACCTTGCTCAAACTATTGAAACATTTAATAATACTTTTGTACGAAAAGGCCAAGTCATTGGTAACACCAAAGCCCACGTTGAAAAGCTGATCAGGTACATACAACAGAAGTTTCAAAAAGAGATAGATAAAAGAAAGAGCGAAAAAGGTAAGACTGCTCAACAGAAAAAATTAGATGATCTATTGAAATTTTTTTCATCTCAAAACAAAATTAGTTTGCAAATGATGTTTGAATTACAAAAATCTATAGTTCTAGCAAAACTAAAAATTATAAATATACTAAATAAGTTAAATAGCGCTCAGACTTTTCTTAAGACTCGTGATGGGTATAAGGTAACTGGTCAAGAAGGGTATGTCGCTATTGATAAACTTGGTGGTGATGCAGTGAAAATTGTGGACCGTATGGAATTCTCATACGCAAACTTTTCACCAGAAATTATAAAAGGATGGGATAAACCAGGGAGGAACTAATGGCCCCACTAAAATCGTTTTCTGAACTTTCTATGAAAACAGACAAGAAACTTCCTAATTTAAAAGAACCTGTCAAAGGTAAAAAAGGCACCAGTAAATTCATGAGAATGAAAATACATAGCGCACCTTACAGTTCTGATTATAAGAAAGCTATGAATTCTTCTGTACAAAGTGCTGATAGGAAGCCAGAAAAATATATGAAACCTGACGGGAAAGTCGGTGTTAGAATGGTAAAGACAGACAAAGAAGTTATTAAAAAAGAATCAATAGACAATCATCCAAAAGTTAAAGCAGCTCGTAAAGCACACGCTGCAGGAACATGGGACGGCAATGTAGATAAAGAAGGTGAAGCTGTAGTTCACATCAACGGTAAACCCCATACAGTTACTAACAGGTATGGTCCAAAGAAACAATCTAATCCTAGTAGATTTAAACCTTTTAAAAAGAAGAATGAAGCTATGGATTTAGATCAAATGATGAGAATGAGATTTCAAGCAGCAGCTTCACAAAAAAAGAATCAAAAGAAAACAGATGATGCAGAAAAAAAGAAAATGGCTGCTAAAGCTGATATGGATATGAAAGCTAAAAAAGAAGAAGTAGATGTGGATGAAGCTTTAAACTTACAACAAAGAATGAAGCGTTCTCGACTTATGAAAAGAATGAAGTCACGTATTGCTATTGGTAGAAAACGTGCCATGAAAAAGATGGCTAACAAAAAGACTATTGAAAAAAGAGCAATGAGACAAGCAAGAAATGATCTTGCTAAAAAACTAACTAGAGGTATTCCTAAGAAAGACTTAACTTTTGCAAGAAAGCAAGAGATTGAAAAAAGACTTGCTAAGCCAGCATTGCAATCAAGAATTAAAAGAATGGCTAGGAAGTTATTTAAAGATGTACGTAAGAAAGAATTACAAAGAAAGAAAGGTTAATGATAAATTCATTTAAACATTATTTGATAGAGGAAGAGAAGACCGCATTCTTTACTTTTGGTCGTATGAATCCTCCTACAACTGGTCATGAAAAATTAATGAATGAGTTGTCAAAAAAATCTGGTAAGAATCCTTATAGAGTTTACTTATCGCAATCAACAGATAAAAAGAAAAATCCATTGGATTTTAAATATAAAGTTAAAACAGTTCGTAAGTTTTTTCCTAAGCATGCAAGAAGTGTTATGCTTGATAAGAAAGTTAAAAATGTTTTTGACGCGGTCACTGAAATGTATAATGACGGATTTAAAAATATAACAATGGTAGTTGGATCAGATAGAATAAATGAGTTCAACACCTTATTAAAAAAATATAATGGAGTTAAAGGTAGACACGGTCTATATAACTTCAATAAAATCAACGTAATTTCAGCCGGAGACAGAGACCCCGATGCAGACGATATTAGTGGAATGTCAGCATCTAAGATGAGATCACTAGCAGGTGAAGGAGACTTCACACAATTCTCACAGGGGCTGCCACGGAATGTATCAAATGCAGACGCAAAGAAAGTATATAATGAAGTAAGAAAAGGTATGGGACTTAAAGAACAAAAAGAATATTATAATAAGTTACATTTCGAGCCTGTCTCTGAGAAAAGAGAGGCATATGTTAAAGGAAATTTGTTTAATATTGGTGATCATGTTACTGTCATGGGCAGTGACGAGCTCGCTAGTGTTACCAGTCTTGGAACTAATTATGTTA